TGACGACGTGAGCGAGCCCCTTGCGTTCGTCTCTGACAGCCATGTGTGGTGGTACTGCCCCGGATGCGAGAAACCGCACGGCGTGCCTTTCGAGGGTCCGCAGGGCTGGCAGTTCAACGGAGACGCCGAGCGCCCCACGCTGAGTCCGAGCGTGCTTGCGCAGTGGGATTGGGGACCGGAACGCGAGCACCACGTCTGCCACTCGTTCATGCGTGATGGACGCCTCGAATACCTCGGAGACTGCACGCACGGGCTCGCCGGCCAGACGGTCGCCATCGTGCCGTGGGAAGGGTGGGGCACGTGATCTCCCTCACCGTCAGCGGCGCGAACATCGTCGCGAAGAGGCTCGCGAACGCCGCCGTCGCCTCGGCGAAGAAGCTTGACAGTCTCGACAAGGCGGCCCTGCTCGTGACCCGCTCGGCGAAGATGAAGGCCGCCGTCGATACCGGCTTCATGCGCGGAGCCATCCAGCCCGTGCGCGTCTCCTACTGGGAGGCCGACGTGGTGGCCCATGCCGACTACTCCATCTATCAGGAGGTCGGCACGTACAAGATGGAGGCGCAGCCGTTCATGCGCCCGGCGCTGGATGAGAACGCGGACAAGATACGCGAACTCATCGGCCGCGAGGCCATCCTCAACGTGCAGGTCGGGCTGGGCGTATGAGCCTCGAATCCTCGCTGTACACGACCCTGACCGGGAACGCTGGCCTCGCCGCCCTCGTGAGCACGCGCGTGAAGCCCGACGTGCTGCCGCAGGGGACTGTCCTCCCCGCCGTCGTCTACCAGCGCGTGTCGACGCCGCGCAGTCAGGTGCTCGGCGCATCGCAGGCCGTCGCCGTCTCGCGTCCGCGCGTGCTGTTCTCCTGTTGGGGGAGCACATTCGATGAAGCGCTCGCCGTCTGCTCGGCGCTCAGGACCGCCCTGCTCGCTTCCTCATGGGCCGTGACCTTCCTCTCCGAGTACACGATGCGCGACCCCGACTCCAACTACTACCGCCGCAACCTGGAGGCACAGATAGCCCATGTCGGCGAATGACGAACTGCGCGCGCACCTCATCGTGCTGTACGAGCACGCCCGCGACGCGCTCAAGCTCATCGACGCGGGGGCCGTCCTTGCGGGCGACCTCGTGGCGAGCGACGGAAGCTGCCTGCACCCGGAGAACAAGCGCACGCGCTACATGGGCGGCTACTGGCAGTGCGAGTGCGGCGAGAAAGGACGTGACGCGTGACTGAGGAATGGGTCGCCCTCGCGGGTCTCAGATACCCCGACGGCGATGATGAGTACGAAAAGGCGCTGGCCGGCGAAGAGTGCAAGTGGCGCATCGTTGAGCCGGGGCAGGTGTGCGTGAACCTGCCCGCCAAGAGCCTCAAGGCGTATCAGAAGCATGGCCGCGAGGTCATCGCCAAGGCTGAGAAGACCAAGGCGGTGAAGCCGTGACTCTCTATTCATCCAAGGACTGCGGCTATCTCCTGGTCGGCATCTGCAACCTGCTCGGCGTCTCCGACAAGCTGGACGTGGAGTACGCCAAGGACGTGGTGGACACGACCGCGCTCGGCATGGCTGCGCGCCAGTACGAGCAGAAGGGCATCGCCGACTACAGCGTCTCCGGGCACTCCGGCTGGTACGACGACACGGCACTCTCCATCAACGACGCCATGGTCACCTACGCGGACGGCCAGCACGTGTTCATGTTCGCCCACGAGGGCAACGCCAAGGGCCTGCACGCGACCTGTGCCGGGGCGGCCATCAAGTCGTCGTTCAAGCGTAGTCCGCAGGTGGGCGACTTCACGCGCGCCAACATGGAGCTGGCCATCAGCGGCGAGATGGACGAGGCGGTCATCGTCAAGGCGCTGGCCGCCGTCTCGGGCAACGGCAACTCCGAGGCCGACTACCTTGACCTCGGCGCATCCGGGGCGGGCACCAAGGGCGCGAACGTGTACCTCGACTGCACGGCTCTGGGAGCAGGCACGACGCTGACGGTCACGCTGGAGGACTCGACGGACCACATCTCGTGGGCCGACCAGACCGTGATGACCCCGCTCACGGCGGCGGGCGCTGAGAAGAAGAGTTCCGCCGACCTCACCGTGAACAGATACCTCGCCGCCAAGCACGCCTTCGCCGGCGGCGTGACCACCGCGACCTACACGCTCGCGGCCTTCGTCAAGCCATAAGCACTCCGGGGCGGCTCCCCTGCCAAGAGTCGCCGCCCCGGCATCCGGACCAAAGCAAGTAGCCGGACGGTCGTGATTGTAGCCGTCCGGCCTCTCACCAGACAAGGAGGCCGCACATGGCGGCGGGCAAGCAGAACTCCAGCGCTATCACCTTCGAGATCGACGTGACGGACGGCGGCGCAGCGTCCACCGGCTTCGTCCAGTACCTGACCAAGATCGGTGACATCGAACTGAACCGGGGCACGGTCACCTCCACCCCCTTCGGCGTCTCCGCCTCCCAGTACCTGCTCGGCGTCATCAAGGACTACCCGGCGTTCACCATCGAGGGCTTCTACGATACGACCGCTTCCACGGGTCCGAACGCCATCCTCAACGGCACCCATGCCGCGACGCGCACCTTCACCATGGGCTTCGGCGACTCCAAGACGGTCAGCGGCGAGTGCTGGATCACCAACTACAAGCGCACGCAGGCCGTGGGCGAGTACCAGGGCTTCAGCGCGACCATCCAGCCCACCGGCACGCAGACCGAGGCCTGACCTTGGGGAACTTCGACCGCGTCAAGCGCATCCAGACCGGGGCTGAGGATTGGGTTGACGTGCGTCCGCCGAGCGTGGATGAGTCGCGCGAACTGGACAAGCGGCTGCGCAAGGCCAAGGACGACGAAGAGAGCGCGAACCTGCGTATCGACTTCGCGCTCAAGCGCATCGTCTCCTGGTCTGACGAGGTGCCGGTCAGCGAAGAGCAGGCGCGCAAGCTGCCCATCGAGATCGCCTGGCGTCTCTACGGGGCGGTTGTCGGTCTGGAGGACGCTGAACTCCCTTTGGCGACTGGCTCGGATTCGACCGCTACCTCAGAGGCGTAGAGGGAGCGGTAGAACCGGCTGACTGGCTCACGAGCGTCATCAGTGAGCGGTTCAAGCTCAGCCCCCTAGAGGCGGGCAGGCAGGACCCGGAGCAGTGCCTCCGCATCATCGCCCTGCGTGACTTCCGCGACGCCGTGGACGTGCTCGAGCACGCTGAGTCCGACGACCCCCGCCTGAAGGCCCTCAGCAACACGAAGGCCGCCTACATCCACAGCCTCGCCATGGCCGAGGAACGCGGCCTCATCGACCGCGCTGAAGCCGAACGGCGCTACGCAAACTACTTGACGAACGGAGCCTGAGTGGACGCCGGGTCAGTGGTCGTTCGCATACTCGCCGATACCACCGCCCTCACCGCCGGCCTGACCAAGGCCAGCGGCAGCGTGGCCACCTTCGGCCGCAACATGTCATCGGTCGGCGCTGGCATGACCAAGTACATGACGGTGCCCCTCGTGGCGGCGGGAGCGGTGGCCGTCAAGCTGGCGGCCGACTACAACAGCTCGCTCACCAAGATAAAGGCGCTCACCGGAACCTCAACGGCTCAGGTGACGCAGTGGTCGGCCGAGATGCAGCGCTGGGCGGGCGTGGTCGGGCAGACGCCGAAGCAGCTCGCGGACGGGCTCTACTTCATCGCCTCTTCCGGACTCAAGGGCAAGCAGGCGATGGACGCCCTCAAGGTGTCCTCAAAGGCCGCCGCCATCGGCATGGGCGAGACGACCACCATCGCCGACTACGCGACCTCCGCTATCGGGGCCTACGGGCAGTCGGCCATGACCTCGGCCAAGGCCGTGGACATCCTCACCGCCGCCGTCCAGTACGGCAAGGGTGAGCCGGAGCAGTTCGCGCAGTCGCTCGGCATGGTCACGGGCACCGCCGCCGCGCTCAACATCTCGCTCGGCGACGTCGTGGGCTCCATCAGCGCCATGACCCTCAAGGGCCTTGACGTGCCCGAGGCGACCACCGCCCTCAACAACCTGATGATGACCACCATCAAGGGGGCGAAGGAAGGCTCGGACGCGCTCGACAAGTACGGGCTCACCTACGCACAGGTGCGCGACTCGTTCGCCAACAAGGGCGTGCTTGAGACCCTG